TGAACTGCAACCCAGTTATTTTTTGGCGTTGTGCGGATTTTTGGTTGTAAATATCGTTTGCCGCACTTTCAATTTCAGCATCCGTGACGGATGGTGAAATGTTGAATTTACCCTCGCTATCAAACACATTGCGAATATGCTCTGCCAGAGTTTGATCTTGGTTCTCAACCTTCCCTGTTTTGTAGTTGTTAATTGCGTCAAAAACCACGTCCTGCGGGTTCATTTCGCTTTCCGTTATGTTTTCCTCCCCCTCGGTGGAAGCAGCATCTTGATCAGATTCTAGTTTTTGGTAGATGCTTTCCAATTCGCTTTCATAGTTGGCAATGCGCTTGTCAGTTCCACCCTCTTCGTACATCTTTTCCAACTCAGCAGATAAGAATTTTGCCCTGTCCGTTTCCGCTGGCATGAATTGAGTTGCCGATGTTGATACCTCTGGTTCGCTTTCCATTGGTTCAAGTATAGCTTGCGTTGGATCAAACATGGATCGAACGCGCAACTTTCCATTCTCTACATCAATATACTCTGCTGGATGCAATAGGTCTTGCTGATGCAATTGTAACTCCAATGGTTCAATGTTGCCTTGCGCGGCTAGTCTCGCTAGTTCCGTGTCAATTTCCATTGCTTGAGCGAATTGCTCTGGACTCTGCAATTCGGCAAGGGGATTTTCTGCTGGAAGATAGTTTTTAACTGCCAACTCGTAACTAAATGGCATCTTTGCCAACGCAGTTTCATCATAGGAATTAATTCTATCCATGCGTCTGGAACGAATAACTACGTCCCTGCTATCTTGTCCCTTTCGTTTAGGCAAAGTGGTGCGTTCTGGATTCGCATCGCGGGTTTCCTTTCGATAGACATTGAATAGATCGTTGATCCTGTTCTTCATTTCCATTGCTATCTCAGGGTCTGAATTAAGCCCAATATGCCCCTGCAAGCCTTGTTTGTGGTTGTAAAGGTACTGACGCACAGAGTCCCAAAATTTGGTCATGTCTCCACCCCACAACCTCAAGTTGCGAGGACGCTTTGCTGCCCAAGCATTAGCCTTGTCGTGCATCCGTGACATCGACATCGTTGTCATTAAAAAGTTGCCTTGTTTATCGAATTGAAAACCAAATGGGATTTCGGTTCTCATTTGTGGTTGCAATGCACGATACTTTTTGTCTCGTATTGCAGCTTGGTGTTCGATATCTACAATAGTTCCATCTTTTCGACCCAAGATTTCATTAAAGAATGCAATCTTACGTTTCAGTGATGGAGCAACAAGGTCGTTTGGCAGTGCATTAATTGCAGCAACCTGTGTTGGTGAAAGGGTTCCCCGATAGTTTCCGTTCCCTGTATCTTCCAACCTCACTCCAGATGCATCTTCAGGTGCTTCATCGATAGCCTTGCGGATTGCCTCTCCACGTTTCTTTGCTCTACGCTTAGATTCCCTTGGGGAAATAATGCGAGGGGATCCATCTGCATTCCTAGCAATGCGTGTATCAACGCTAAGAGAAGTCCCGTCAGGCATTGCCTGAAGCGGAATATCAGGCCCAAGCGAAATTACGTTGCCTAGATCATCGACCAACTGACCATTTGCAAATCGATAGTCACTAATGAACGAATCCACCTTCACGTTGGGTGGAATAACAATCTCTTGAGTCTGACCATCTGGGGTTGTCATTTTGACAACTTGTTGTTGCTCGAAAAACTCGGAATCCTTGTATCGTTGTTGCAATGCACGATTGGTTGAAAACACTGTCAAGGGGATTTCAGCCTCATCTTTAATCGGATCAGAATTGTAAACCAAAGATTCATTGAGATCACGAAGACCCCTTTGATATCGGCGCATCATTGCGAGTGCCTCTGGGTTTAGTTCTCCACCAATAACAGATGAAAACTGACCTTGGTCATCAACAATGACTCCGTAATTACGGAGTGCTTCCTTGACTCGTTTTAACGCACCATTCTTTGTTCGACTTTCAATCCAGTCCACAACAGAACGTCCCACGGAGTCTAAGTTGCCCCGTAGATTGCCTTGAATTCCACCAGAAAGACCTGCCAACTCTGACAGATACTCTTCCTTCATGTAGTTCCTCAACTGGTCTTGATTGGCAAAATTAGACAAGAATGACGCTCCACCAGATGCATCCATTGCCGCAGCATATTGCAATGCGAATTTATCCAATTCAGAGTCTGGAATTACACCTTTTTTAACAACTTCAAATGTTCCATCTGGATTAATTACTTTTTGATCGAAAAGTTCTTTTCGGATCGGCGCAATCATGTCACGAACTTCTTGGAAGTTCGATAATGCGTGTTGCATTTCGTGATTGATAACCCGCCCTAAGTTAAGTCCATCTCGTCCCATTTGTGTCACCAAATCACCATTAATGACAACTGTTGCACCTGTTTGATTTTGCATCTTCAGGTGGTTTGGTTTTCCAGTCTGTTCTGAAATTGCAAACCCTCTTGCGGTAGAGGATCCAGCTACATCTTGTAGATATTGCTTGATGGTTTGATCAGCTAAACCAAGCATCTCTTTCTCTGATGGAGACAAACGAGGGTTGCCAACAAGTTGTTGAAGCACACTTTCCGCATCAGTTAATGTCTTTCCATACAGATTGCGGTAGAAGTCCTCCATCTGATCTGGACGCAGAACCTTTACTTGAATGTTATTCAACCCTGCTGCCGCTCCAGTGGTCTTTGCCAAGTCCATTGCATCCGTGAAGCTCAATTGAACTTGACGTTTGATTTCCGCTTCAGTTTGCGGAGTCGATTTGTCTAATGCTTTTCGTTGTTCTGCAAAATTATCAATTTGATCTTGGATTCGACGCTCATCTTGTTTGTTTATCTGAGCAACTTTTTTTGCTTCTAGATTTTTGATCTTTAGATCAAGAGCAGATTTGATGTTGTTGACATTCGACAATTCATCGATGCTTGACATCAATGTTGGATCAGCGGTTTTAATGAATCTTTGAATGTCCGCATCTTCATCTTTACGCAATTGAGATGGGTCTGGGGTAACGATGGCATCTATCTTTTCAGCAAGCCCAGTTGTTGGATTAATCAAAGCACCACCACGCTCGATTAGTCTTGCTCCACCATACCCGCCAATACCCGCTCCAACTCCAGCACTATAGCCAAGATCACGCGCAGTTTCAATATCTGGCAATCCAAGTGCCACATTCAATACAGCACCATTAACGGCAGGTTGAATAATAGCGTTAGATTGACGAACTGCCCAGTCAGCAACCCTTGCGCGTCCTTTTCCACCCAATGCCTGTGGCCCAAAAAGTTTCTTGGTAAATTCACCAGATGTTGATGCACGTCCAGCTAACTCAAACATTCCTCGTCTTCCTAACCCTGCTTGACCTGCAACATCTGCAATGGTTGTTGCAATGCCCCTTGTCATCTTGGCAGGTAGTTTTGCAGGCCCAACAATTGTGTTTGTTGCAGTTTTTACAAATGTATCTGGATCTCCAACAGCATATTCACCAATCTTGCGTGAAGCACCTTGGATCTTTTCAATGCCAGATTCTAGTCCACCAGCGGTTTTTGCCACTCCCTTTGCAAGTGGTGCAACAACGCCCCTTAAAGCCAATTCTCCAGCTTTTCGTGTAACCTTGCCAGTGGCTTTTGCAAAGGTGTTGGTAATGCGGTTGGTTCCCGGTAATGAAATCGGTGACAATATTTCACCAAGCAACGAAACATTTTCATTAATTTCGTCCTTAGTTAACCCTTGTTCCTTTACCAACTCTTCATAAGCCTTTTTAGCAAGTTCTGCCTCTTCTGGAGTTGCTCCTTGAGCCAAAGCGGCAACAGAAGCAAGTTTTTGAAGCAATGGGTTTTCAGCTAACAAACGAGCAGCATTGTCAGGATCATCTGCATACACTTTTTGAGCAAACTGACGCATACCCTCACGAAGCATATATTTTTCAAATCGCTCATCATTAGACTTTCCAAGCAATTTATCAGTAATGCTGCTGCCAAACATTGAGAATCGAACCAAGGCATCTGATGTTTCTTGAATGTCTCCAGCAACTCCACTAACTCCAGATCTCCATATGTTTTTAGCTTCCTTCCATGTCTTTTCAGCCTCTTCATCAGACTGGGACATTGAATCAATTGGCTTTAAAACCCCTTTATACAAAAATTCACCAGCACCTGTTCCCAATTGCTTTGCAATATCAATTGCGGTAGGTACAAAAGTGATGACAGCCTCGGATGCTTTTTGTGTAAACTCTTTTTTATCTTCAGCGTCAAACAGAATTCTCTCTTGCTCACGGGTCAATTCTTGACCTGATTGCTTCATTTGTTGAAGCGTACCTGCGTCTTTAATTTTAGTAGGACTATTATCTAGTTCATCTTCAGGGGGACTCCATTGATCTGGAGTATTTTCAACTAATTCATTTTTAGGAGGACTCCATTGATTTGGAATATTTTTGACCGATTCATCCTCAGAAGGTTTCGATTGCTGTAGAACATTACTGTCTAATTCATCTTCAGGTGGTTGCCATGCCATATTATTTTTTAGTTCCAGTAACCCCGTTAAAAATATATTTTTGTCCAGACTTTAATTTTTTCCACTCTTCTTGCGATTTAATTTCTAAAATATTTTCTTGCAATTGAATGGGTTGAAAGTTTTGCGGCGTTTCAACAGATTGAATTTGTTCTTTAATTCCTTCTTTTGCTCTTGATACAATATTTTCAATCTCATCAATGTTTTGTTTAAACAAAAAGAAACTTAGACTTGGATCAATTGACCCAAGATTAGATGCCAACAAACTTAATTCTTTTTCACTAATCGCACCCAAAGCACCACCTGTTGGAGATGCTGATTTCATGTCTGCAAGTTTTTTGAATGCAATATTACCTTGCAAGGTCTTGGTTAGCTTTTCAACGTCCGAAGCATCAGTGCCGGGGATATAACTTAGCCAATTTGCTAAACCTCCAACACCGGGAGAAACACCTTTATAAATGCTTCTGATCTGATTGATCGTGCGAAGCATCGTATCAATTTCACCAAGAGGTTCTTTTAATGCTTTGACTTGTTGTTTAATTTCACCTTTGGGGATCAAATCGTAAGTTACATCACCAACTTGTTTTTTAGCACTTTTAATTGCTAAATTAGATGGGATTTGTTCTTGTGTTTGTTTTTTAACAGGAGGTTCAACGAAATAGTAAGTTTGACCATCAATAATCTGCTGCTTAACGGGCTTTACTTCATAATTTGGCAGTTGCTTTGCAAGCATTTGATTTGCCATTTCAGCATCTTCCCAACTTTCATATGGAGCAATTAAATCGTTAGGTTCATATAATGGAGCAGCAGTGCGAACCTCTGGGGTTGCAGTGACAGGGATTGCGGTACGAACTTCTGGTTTTTTTGCTGGAGATGCTTTTTTGGCGGCTGGCTTCTTAGCTGGATCTGCTTTTTGCATAGGTGCTGAAGGAACCATAACTCCTCCAGTTGCGGCTTGCATATTTTCAAGGGGAGGATTTGTAACCGCTGCGATTTCTTCTTCTGAAATATATGGCTTGAATGGGGTCGTTCTAACTTCAGGAAGATATCCTTGATCATCTTGATTGTATGACAGTGGTGCTAATATCTGTGTTGAATCCTCGGCTTTAGATGGATCTGATGGGACTTCTGGTAAATCATCAAAATTAGCAGATGGAGTTATTGGATTTTTGAAAAACCCTTTTCTTTTTGTGTTAATAGGAACCTTATCTCCACCACGTTCTGTTGTTAAAGATTTAATGTTTGCAAGTCTTGCTGCATTATACTCCAATTCTTCTGGAGTCTTTTCTGCTCTAATTTTAGCAAGCGTCTTGTCTCTATCAAATTTAAGCGCATCCTTATCTGCTTCTTTAGCCTCATCATCCTTTGCTTTAATCGCAGCAAAAATAGGTTCAGTTAACGCTTGGAACCCCTTTGCAGCACCCATGCTGACTAACTCCTGTTGTGCGGATGGAACCTCGTATTTCGGCATTGGAGTAAACTGAATGCTTACACCAACGTCAAGGGGTTTCAACGCAGACAGAGGACTCGCCCCAAGACTTGCGGTCTGTGGGGTAAACGTATAGCCACCAGTGGGTAGTGCCATAAGGTTAAGCCCCGCCGAATGTTAGTCCAGATGCTGAAGGAACTGCGAATTGATTGACCCGTTGGCTACCCCCACCCGCGCCAAGATTTGCCGCAGTTGTCATTGCAGGGTTGACCATCGTTGGGTTCAACATATTGGCTCCCGTGGATGGAAGGGTTCCAGATGCCGCGCCTAGGTTTGCCATTGCGCCTTGACGTGCAGTATTGATGTCGTATCCAGTTCCCGTTGCTGCCGCTCCAGCACCCTGTGCCGCAAGCAAGCTACGTTGACGTGCAGCGGCATCCTCTGCTGCCTTTAGTGCATTCATGCCACTAATGGACTGCTGGGCGCGTTGTGACCCTTCACGGGCAAGCATGGAGGCTTGCTGATTTTGCGCTTCGATCATTGAGTTGCGTTGCGACAAATCAGTGTCTCGCCTAGCGCGAGAAGACTCCTCTCGATTTTGACGCATTTGCTCAAGCAAGATTGGCGTGTTGTCTGGTGGTCTCGGTGGTGTGGGCATTTTTCCTCCTCCCATAATATTACTCCTTAATTTTAATGTTAGTTGTTAGGTTGTTAGTGAAATACATTAAATATTTCAAATTGTCAATTTCTTTCTCGCCTCTTTGCAAAGATCAGAACCGGGTTGGAATTGTCTGCAAGAATTCGGTCTGTTTGCATATACCATGCAACAAACCTTCTCGCCAACTTTTCCGTCCAAGGCAACGCATCTAGAATCGGTAGTTTTCATTAACGGGTAGTCTTCCCTTTGCATTTCTTGAGGGATACCAGTCGCATCAGATCGATCTCGTCGCAAGACAGGCCAAGACCATTTGAAGCAACAACAAGCACCACATTTTTCGCAATCGTATTCATCGTCCATTAAAGCGGTTTGCGAACCTGAGCATAGGGATTGAATTCACCTCCGGGTGAGGTTGCTGGATTACCAAACTTACTGCCCATAGCACCAATTGCAGAAGTTCCAATGGATTGCATTGCATTAGCCCAACCCTGTGATACCTTTTCCTCACCAGTTTCTGGGACATCGTAGCCACCCATCGATGAAAAACTCAAACTACCACTTCCATCACCACTACCACGTTGCATGGCAGACCATGCGGAAGCGGAATCAGACTGCGATTTTGCCGCACGATCATACGGAGATGCTGATTTACCCAATGCGCCACCTAGCAAATCTTTCATGTTTTGATTTTGCTGCTGTTGCTTTTGCGGATTGTAATCGGGTCGAGGTTGCGCTCCAGTTCCTAGTTTTCCTGCAAAAAAATTCTGCATGGTATCTCCTGTTCTGCCTAGCGCGTTAGATGCACTGCCAACAATTCCACCAAATTGACTATTTGGTACTGGTGTTGACGATGCTCCTGTTGCGTTTGCTGCATTGGATGCACCTGTCCAAATTTGAGGCATTTGTTGTCCGTTTGATCCACCCATAATATTATTCTAATTTGTTGTTCCAAGTTACTGGTTTAAATCCCAAATCTGGCATTACGATGTCATCGTAAGGTGCAAGGTGGGAAATGTTAGTTATCTTTGCTTTTAGCTTTGGACAATCGACGTGCTGTCCTTGGTGGCGATCCACGCAATTAAGGCAGACAGGATAGAAGTCAGCATTCAATGACTTGTCAGGATTGTTCATCCATCCGTGCTTGCCTTTGACATATCGAGTTGGATCTGGCTGGACATTGTTTGACTCAAGATACTCGTAAACATCCCCGTCAGTCCAATCTTTTAGCAAATAGAGCGAGACAGGACTTCCGTCAACGTGACGGATATCCTGTGACAACGGGACGTGACCCTTAATTAGGTCAGTGTCTGACCATTTAGTGCCAATCCAGACTCCGTTCCACGGAAAATTAAATGTTCCAGTGGGACGCATTAAAAAGTCATCAACACCGCACATAAATGGTTCATTTACTTTAGGTCTTTCAGTTCCCAAAGAGAGGACGATGTTATTGTTGCCCCAAGGGAAGTAGTGAAGCAAATCAAATCTAACCTCACCAGTTTCGACATCAGGCCCATCAGAAAGACCATATTTTAATGCTGGGTATTCATATACTGATAGTTGCCAATCTTTGATTAGCTTGTCTGAATACGCATATCTTTCGCGGAATTTAGGTTGCCTGAATTGAACAACAGGAAGATCAATCCCACACTTGAATTTTAGAAAGTGCAGAAGGACAGTTGAGTCCTTTCCACCAGACCAAAAGATGACCGAATTGGGCCATTGTTTGTTCCAACTAACCGCTTTATCGATTGTTTTATGTATTAGGTTTTTCATCAAATAATAATTGCAGCAGTAGCTGCACCAGCAACTGCACCACCTGCTCCAATCCAAGATCCCATTGCGGCATTTTTGCTTTGTGCATTTTGCGCCATAACTTGGTTACGCATATTATTGTAGTTTTGCGTATCGGCTACGTTGGCAGTGTGAGCAGACTGGATATTACCCATTGAGCGGTTAATTGCGTCTTGTGCGGTTTGCCCTAGACCCTGCGCTCCAGATAGCACTCCACGTTGCCACTCCTGTAGACTTTGTTGGTTCTGTCCTTTTGCTGCTTGTTGAGCCGCAACCAATGATCCGGGGTCAATTCCACCCTGCATTTGGGTTGCGTCTAGATACTTTTGACGCAGTGCCAAATCTTCCAAAGCAACCTGCCTACCTTGTGCCGTGGATTGGTCGAACATGGCAGACTTGCCAATGGTGGATCCCATGTCGATTCCAGTCCCCATCATTTGTGCAAGACCTTTTGTCTTTGCCCACTGACCTAGCTTTTGTTGCCAACTCTCAGGGGAGGTTAGGTTCTGTACAGTTTCACTCATGCCTGAACGCATCTTAGCTAGAGTTGGATCTACGTTTTCTTCAAATTGTCTGGCGCGATTTGCATTTTCAATTCCTAACTCAAATGCCTGTTGAGATACCTCGCTTGGGTTGAACTCTTGGTAAATTGGCTTTAGTTGAGTAGCCATTTCAAGCAACTTGCCTTGAGAAGCAAGACCACCATACATCCCTTTGTTTGCCTCGGATGCCATCATCATATTTAAATCTGGACGAGGCTTTTGAATTGCTGGTTTGTATGTTGATCCACCCATAAGTTAATTAAGTTAAAGAGTAAACTTCTCTTTTGAGAGGAGTCAACCCTAATTTTTCCATTATTTCGTTTGTAAAGTTAGTTCTTTCATCTTTTAAAGGCACACCAATGTACCCCGGTGAATTTGTTATCTGAGAATAAGTTACCCAGTCCGTCATGCATTGAATAACGTCTCTAGGTCGAGTAAATTTAGGATGAAATGCTGGATAAATTGTTGGAATAAAAACGTGATCAGAGTATCCAAATAATTCACCATCACGATAATGTGCATACACATTAATATTAGGATGCTCGATAATTTTATGGTCAAAGTCTTCAGCGAAATCTGCTAATTCCAAGAATTCATTTGTTCCTTTTTGTACGAGTTTGTATTGCATTTTTGATCTCATATGTATTAATTAAATCCAACTAGAATATCATCTGGGTTGGCTATTGTCTGTGTATAGTTAGCAAATCTGTCAGCTTGTGCTTTCAGGATATTGTTGCGTGTAGAGTTACTGCCACAGATGGCGCATGGCAAGCAATTATTTTGACCAGTCGTGAATGGGATTGACGAGTAAATTGGAACTACGGGATCATCACCAAATGGACTGATGAACTTGTTTGGAAAGTTAGTGACCTCTTTAGATGCTGTAATGATCGATGGCATATTAGCAGGGGTTCTGGGCTTTAAATTGCTGTGCAGCGGCAGTTGCGGATTGAAGTGCAAGCACTCCAGCTTCCTCCTGCGCGTGTTCAAAACTAATGTAAGACAAGAACGTAGCAGATGCCGTGGCAGAAATTGATTTCGATGGGTTTACATCACAAATCAATGTTGCGGTCTTGAATACTTTTGCGCTATATGAGTTATCATTTGCCGATTGTTGCTCGTATGGGTTAGGCAACAGGTCGATTAACAATGTTTCACCAGTTTGTGCCACAACGCAAGATTGAGTTTCGTCTCCCTGCGGAACACCCGTGGACTTTTCCTGCCAAGGATCCATGAAGAGTCGCACAATCTCAACTCCGAATTCACCGCACCACTCAATTAATAGCGAGAATGCCTTATCGACATCGTCTGTCAGATAGGACTCGCACGTTGAAACAAGTGAATTGCGCTGCGCCGATTCAGTGGTCAACCTTCGATACTGTGAGTTAAGAAAACCTAAATTCTGAATCTCTGACTCATACGGAGTGTTCTGCCATTGGTAGTCATCCGTGACCGCAAGAATGCGCTTTTGAAGGATTGGGTTATATGCTCCCTTGCTGCCCCTGTAGGACACTTTTAGATCAACTGTGCCACCAATCTGTGTCGATTCAATTTCGGCATACACAAACTTCTTGAGATCCATTTCGTCACCAAGCAATGGAGTTTCAAACTGCGAGTAAATCCGATTATAAAGTGTGGTTGTAGTTTTGTCTGGATTGATCTGAAGGTAAGAATCGATTCGTTCTGGTTGGAATGACTCCCAAAGGTGGTTGAAAGATCCATCGTTTGTTGCAGCGTAATCTACACTAAAGTGGAAGCATCGAGACTGCCCGTCAATGACCCCTGTAGTCCATTCAACTGGACGTGTGCCTGTCCATACCCCTGCCCATGCTGGATTGCGGTTATCGCCCCACTCCGATGCCGCTGCGTAGTCCAGCACCATTGTGTCAGAATTTAGGGTCTGCAAGTAAGGGATTGAGTACAGCAAGTAGTTTTCAAAACCAGTCGCGCAAATCTTTGTTGGATCGGCTGCCATGAGTCTCTTTGCTCTTGCCATTTCAACGTCTTTAAACAGAACCTGCGAGGACAAGTAGGAGGTTGCTGCAATATCTCCCGTCATCAGACCCCCTTGAGCGTACCACCACATCTGCCCCGCTTGAAAGGCGATTGATTTTCCCGCAATGCAACCAACAGTTGGATAAAGCGTAGATTGGAAGTTTTCAGTTGTTACCCATTGCTCACGATCAAGGACTCCCGATCTCAATTGAAATGTAGAACGATCAGTAAATACAATCAGACGTGTTGATGTATCTTGACCAACATAGCTTGCCATTCCAGTGATGGGACGAGAAAAGCTAAAGTCTCCACGGGAAGTTCCTGTGGTACGTTCTTTGAAAGAGGTGGGATCACCTAGATCGGAGGCTAGTACAATGTTTTTATCAGCGATCCACATTCTGTTACCGCTATATGCCATCCAGTATCCAACAGGAATCGTGGAAAGTTGCGTTCCTGCCTTATCAGAACCATCCCAGTACGAAGGATAAGAGATCCCATCTTGGATCATCACAATCCGATGTGCAGGAGTAGCAAACTCGTCTGTCCCAGTTGATAGGTTTGCGGAGCGTGTAGCAAGCGCAAACACGAATTGATCCACGTCTGGATTCATTGAGATGCTTTTTAAGCGATAATCTTCCCAGTTGCTTGGCTGAACCAGCGGGAATGGATAGTAGTATACGCTGCCATTCACGGCAAACACCATGTAGGACAACTCGCTTGCAACGACACCATTTCCATCCACGTC